CCTCGGCAACCTCCCAAACCAGATCGGCTATGTTGGATGCCTCATCGAATATCAGGATGATGCGCTTGCGCTCATTGTGCAGGCCCGCAAAAGCCTCTGTGTTGTTCTCAGACCATGGAATGGCATCAGCGCGCCACGACTTGGCATGCGACGGATCGTTGCTGTAAATCGCTGTGGCTGTACAGGTGAACCAGTCCTGTGTAATGCTGAGTCGCTGCCACTTGGCTATCTCTGGCCACGTTTTAGTGCGCAGCTGGTTTTCGGTGTTGGCGGTCACCACCACCTTGCAATCCTCGCAGGTGTCCATACCCCACTTGACCAGCATCGAGATAAACGCAGATTTCCCGATCCCATGCCCGGACGCGCGCCCAATCATCAGTGGCTGGTGCCTGGTATCGGGATTCTGCAGGTGATCGCCAATCTCTTTAAACGCCTGCTCCTGCCATTTGCGCGGGCCTTTCGAGTAAGCCAGGTCGGTGCCCTCTTCCCCCCAGGGGAATGCATACATCGCATAGCCGAAAGGGTCATGGGTGAAAGCGCCAATATCCTCTATCAGCTGCACCTCAAGATCGGCGGCACTACTCATCTTCACCACCTTTAGCACCAGCGGCGCGCTTGCGGGCGGCGGCCAGCTTGTCGGCCAGGCTGACGTTGATGTTAAGCTCCTGCACCTCTTTGAACGCACTGACGCCAACGTGTTTGCCTATCAGCTCAAGGTTTTTTACCTTGTCTGGCCACTTCACCTTCTGCATCGTCGATTCGATGTCTTCCTGTCCATCAGCGCCAGCCATGCGGATCCGGTTAATATCCATGGCGCTGAGCGACGTTCGCCAGACCTTTGGCCACTGGCTTACCGGTTTCAGGCTGCCCTCATCGGTGAGGATGTCAAGCACGTCCATCTGGTCAATCTCCACCAGCCTTTTCAGCACATAATCGGCGTCAATCTTTGTCCGGCGGCTGCGCGCCTGGCGCAGATGTGCGATGCGCTCCTGTATGCGCGGATCGGCTTCAAGTCGACTTGCTGCCTGTGCTGCTGTGGCTGCTGAATAGCCAGCGGCAATAGCGCAACCTGTCTGGTCATCGGGGTTTTTAATACGCTCTTCGCAGTACCGCACCATCTGCTCGGTCAGCGGTTTAGTGGATTGTGGCTTAGGCACTGGTAACACCTCGCAATATAATTACCTTTTTGGTAATCATATCATGCAAAAAAAAACCACCAAACCGGTGGTTTAATTCTTTTGCGCTTGGCGATCATTCCGGCTCTTTGCCCGGCACCATGCGGTAACTGTTCTTTTCATCCTCAACGTAGTGGGCGTGCGCCACATTGAAAGCCTGGTTCTCGGTGTCAAAGTGCTGACTGGCGATTTCTACCCATTTGCCGTACCGACACCAGCGCACATCCCATTTGTCATCTTCACGCTGCCAGATGGCATAGGCTCCGATAAAGCTGCCGTCCAGAACTGCACGCACCATTTCGGCGTTTAAGAGGATTGGTCGCTCTTTCATTTGGCGCCCGCCTTATCCGCAGTGTCATGGGTGCCGGAGCGCAACTTAGCCATTTTCACAGCGAAATCGATGTTGATGTCATCTTCGGTTTTAAGGGTGTTATCGCTTATTTCACCTTCGCTTCTTTCAATAACCCATCTGAAGCTAAGCCTAACTCGACAAGCCTTGACATGGCTTCAGCGCCAATGTCGTAGCCTTCCCCATCCTCAGAGGTTTCATTGAATCGCAACAGTGCTTTTAAATCGTGTGGCTGGATAAACGGCCCCTGCGCATCCAGCTTCTGCTGCAACTCGTGCTTATCAGCTTTCAACTTCTCGATTTCTTTGGTGACACTGCCGATACCATCTTCACCGATGGCGGCCATCATTGCCTTTTCCCACGTCATTTCGGCGTTATGGTACAAATCACGCTCTTTTTTATATCTGTCACCACGGATGATCGAGCACTCCAGGCGGCTGGCCAGTTCACGCAGCAATTCAGTGACCGGCGATTCGAAGTTGTCAGCTATGCCGTGAGCAATAGCGATTAACTCACTACCGCTTTTCGAGTTAACATCACTTAACTTTTTATTTTCCATAAATATTTTTCACCTCAGACCGTTATAAGAAATCACGTTTTGTCACTTAACACGCTTTTTACTGCTCTGATTAACCTGTTTAAAACTCTTCACGTCCCAGCCTGTCGCCTTGGGTTTTGGGTAAACAGCTTTGAAAACGAACGGGTACGCGTCTGCGGCGACCTTCATTTTCACCCGGGCGTCATCGCTGAAAATCCGCTTTGAGCCCTTCACGTCGTGCATTTCAAGCTGGCCACTGGCGTACATCACGGCGAAATCGACGGTGATAAAGCAGTTCTCAGCGAGACGCAGCTTGATCCCCTCGAAGCGGTACCAGACGATTTGCCCGGTGCGCTTGAGCAACTCCAGGTGGTTTGCGTAGGCGCTTTCGGTCTTGTTCATCTGGCCGGTCTTGAGTCGGCCGAGTGCATAAAGTCCTTTTTTCATGCTTTTGCCTTCGGCTTAGTCTTCACTGGGATAGCCTTGGATTTGGAAGGCTTGACCTTGTCGTCATTACGCTTCGCGTAGCTTCTTGCTTCACGGAGGCAATCTTCAAAAATCCCGCGGCTCTTTATTGATGGCTGCTATGAGCGGCGGTAGTAATCGACAGCAGCATTTGCTGCACCCTGTGCAACTGGGAGAGAGAAGCCCTCACCCACCATCATCTGCCGGATGTTCTTTTCGATAAACTCGATAGGATGCATGGCTCTCTCCTGTTACCTATCTGGTTACTATTACCAATTTGGTAATAACTGGCAAGTAAAAAAATGCGCTAATTTGCGCTTTCTTCGTATGCCTCTAAAACGCGCTGTAATGCGTTCTGAGACGTTTTTAAAACTCATGGCCCGTTTGTACGTTGTTACCCTGTTCGATTAAATCTGGTTGCGCTGGCGCAGGATTTATTACCATTTCAGTAATTATTTATCCCATGACTACGTTTTAAGGCCCATTGCCTTACGCCTTTTGTATTCCTCCAGCAGCCATTGCGCCGGGGTGACACTGCCCATATGCGCCGCGTTCGGCATGTACTGGTATTCGTAATCCTTCGGTGACGGCTGATGAGCTGCTGCCCTGGTTTTGGATTCAATCATCTGCACCGGATCGGGAACCTGCTCACCTGCTGCTACCTTCTTCGACCACTCGTTCAGCTTGCGGGTGATGAACGTTTCAACCTCTGATTCCGTCATGCAGCGCTGGATCATCGCCTGGCGTGCATCTGTCACAACCCAGTACAGAACTGGCTTACTCCAGTTAAACTTCTCTGGTGAGGTGGTCAGGCCGCGATCCCGGTTGTAACGGTGAAACTCCGCCATGGCCTCTTCGGTGGTTACTCCCAGGACCGTTGAGCTGTCTTTGCACCAGGCGACAAACTTACCCGGAGACGGCATGTATGGCGTTTGCTGCTTGCGGGCATGGCGCATGCCTGCGTCAATCTGTTGCATGGTGGTGATCCCATTCTCCATGAACGATCTTACCCACTGCTGGCGGAAGGCATCGATATCTGACTGCGCTCTGAACGTACTGCTGCTGGCCGGGAACGCGGCGCGCAGCTGGTCAAAGATGCCATTGAACAGGCTGGCGGCATGGTCCCACTCTTCGCGTGAGTTGTGACCCGATGCCATTGCTGAATGCGCTGGCTGGTTAAAACTGAAATTCTGTAAGTGCGTTGTGATGTTGTTCATGCGTATTCGTCTCTGATTGGGTGGATCCAGTCGGTGTTACTGAAGTCGAGGCCTGTTTTGCCTTTTTGCTTCGCCGTTTCGTTTTTGATGCGTTCCAGCTGACGGGCAAACTTCTGCTCCCACTGGACATGTGTGAATGCCTTACACTCGCCGATCCAGTAATCGAGGAACGAGGTCAGATACTCGGGCTTAAATTCGTCGCGATTTAACACAATCCCCCACTGCGCAGCTTTCATGAAAAAGTCAGGGGACGGAACCCATTCACGCGTCAGCATGAATTTTCCCGTAGGGACATTGACCGGTTGTACCTGTGACGGATGTGAAACCTGACTCGCAGGAAATTTTTCGTCGCGCGTTATATAAGGGGTTTGATCTTTATCTTCTCTTCTCTTCTCTTCTCTGGTCCGCAATTTGTCCGCTTCTGATGCGGACGTTTTTGGGACGTTTCTCCGCTCTCTTTTGCGATCTGCATCCTGTGCCCGGCGCTTGGCTGACTGGCCGTTATGGGCGTCAAAGCGAGGCATGACAAGGCTTTCGTCAGCTTCTTCCAGCCAGCGAACGTTAATCATCGCGCGGGAAAATCCCGGAAAGCCGATCAGGTCGTCGAGCGTCTCCGGACTGTATCCGTCAAGAAAACCATCAACTGAATGGACATCGAAAAGACACCATGCGGAATGTAGTCCGCCAACTATCCGCAATCTGTCCGCTTTCAATGCGGACGCCATGCGGACAACTTTCGGATGCGTATGCAGGTCGGCGCGCATCTTGATCCAGTCACCAGCCATCAAACCACCCCCAGCGAATGACTATCCGCAGCGCTCTCCATGATTTGTTTAATCTCAGCCTGGCGACGCAGGCTGGAATTCATCGCGCACTCCACGCAATGGCCGTTATAAACGTAACGCTCGCTTTTATGGCCGTGCTTGCACAGCTTGCCGGTGTAGTAACGCTTCAGACCCGCTTTCGCGGCATCCATGCGGGTAATGATTTTCATTTGGTTACTTCTCCTACGTTTACTATTACGACTATTTTTAACTTTTATTCAGACTTATCAAGTACTATTTGCATATTTGGTAAC